ATGTAGTCTGTGCACCTCCAGCTATTGATTGTTGAGTAAATCCGCCAGATATTTGTTCAATAATGCTTAAATTAGTGTTTGTTTTTGTTCCCCATGTACCGGCGTTTTCACCAGTTGCTTGAAGCTCTATTCCTAAAGGTGTAAATGTTGATGCCATATTTTTCTCCTATGCAACGTTACTATAACTTGTATTTGATCCAGTTGCAACATCTGTATATGATGAATTTGAACCTGTGTCAACTGCTTGATATGCTTGAATTCCAAAGCCTGTAGAAGTTCCGAATGCAGCTACAGAAGATGTTGTAGACAATCCTCCTATCGTAAATGTAGCATCAATTTTAAGTGATGGAGAGCCAACAGAAGTTGTTGCTGATTGTCCTGTTACTCCCATTACATCCGCAGGAGATAGTGCTCCTTGTGCAGAAGTCATAGATAAACTTGTAGGAATAATTATAGGATTTGTGGTGATAGCCACATCACCTATTGCTGTTGTTGCACCAACTCCAGATACACCCATTACATCTGCAGGAGATAAATTTCCAACAGAAGCTGTTGCTGATTGTCCTGTTGGGCTCATCACATCCGCAGGAGATAGTGACCCTTGTGATGCAGTTGCTGATTGACCTGTTGGAACTAAATCAGGAACATCACCACGCATAGTCGCTGTTCCAATAGATGAGGTTAATGCACCAGGAGATGTAATACCAAGTGATAAATCATCTACATCAAGAGTAAATGTACCAAAAGCATTATTATTCCAAGCTTTAGCACCCCAAGTGCTATTACCTAAAGTCGATTGTAATTCAAAACCTGTTAATGTTGCATGAGCATCATTTGATTCACCCCAAAATTCTTCACCCCAACCATCACGGCCCCAACCAACTTCGTTGTACGCTTCTACTGTACCAACAGTTGTAGATAATTCTAAACCTGTAACTTCAACACTGTTATCATTAACAGCTCCCCACTCACCGGTGCTCCAAGTTCTTCCACCCCATCCTGTTTGAGGAACACCCATATTAGTTCCATCACCGACAGATGTAGTTAAACCAAATCCAGTTAAAGTTACTACAGGATTAAAACTTTCTCCAAAAGGACCAACGTTCCAAGCATTTCTACCCCAACCATTTGATTGAAATGATAATAATCCATCCGAGTTTAAAGAAGTTGTTAATCCAAAACCAGTTAATGATACAGTATTATCTGATAATTCATTCCACTCGTTTTGACCGTAAGCCTTACCACCCCAACCTTGTTGAGGCACACCCATGTTTGTACCACTTCCAACTGAAGAAGAACTAGAAAATCCTGTAGGTGTTATGGTTACAGTATTAGATTGCCATGAGTTATCGCCCCAAGAATTTTGTCCCCAGGTAGTTGACATAAGGATTTCCTCCTTATGCTATTCTGATAATAGCGTTTGATGCGTCTGCTGTTGGAAATTGAATTGTGAAAGTTCCGCTTGTTACAGTTTTATCTGATCCAAAATCAATTACACAAACCGCTGGATCACCCGAAGCTGAATCATTAAAAATCATACAACCTCTTGCTGTGAAAGATGCAGAAGTAAAACTCGTGTCTGCAAAATCACAAACAGCTGTTGATGAATCTAGAGTTGGAGTTACACTTGTAAGAGCATTTCCTTTTGTAGTGTATCCAGATCCTGACACTTCAGTGTTAGAACCCCCTCCAGGGTTTGTAGCAAATGCTGTTGTACTAGCATTTAAAGTAGCGCTGCTTGTGAATAAAGCTAAGTTAAAAGTATCACCAGACGATGCTGTGAAATTGTGTATACCTTGTAAAATCTCTTGTTTGAAACTATTACAAATTGCCGATGTTATTGCCATATTTTTCTCCTTAGTTATGGATTACGAGAAGGTAGAGGTATTCTTATTGTACCATCAGTATAATCATCTCTTCTTCGTCTTCCAATTTGCTCACTAGCAAACTTCTCTACCTCTTGTTTATACTTATTTTCATACAAAGTCAACATATCTGCAGGGCCTTTTAAAAAACTATAAGTCTCAGCCAAACAACAATATAATAAGCCGTTTGGAAAGTTAAGACTAATATAATTAGTATCATTATTTTCTAATAAAGCAGGGGCAACATTATAATGCACTCTAAATTTATAGGTTGTGTCAGGGACTGGTCCAAACATCATTCTTCCAGAGGTAGTATCAGACTCTCCTGTAGCACCACCAAACATTGCATAATATTTAGGTTGACCTCTTTTAGCAGACTCGGTTGAAGAAATATATTCTTGAAGATATGTAACATCTTTTTTTTCTAACCAAACATTAGCTCCTGTAGTGGCTGATGTTGAATCATAAACCTGTATTCCTCTAATAAAAACTGCACCTGCAGGAGCATTAATTGTTTCTTGTCCTGTAACTAAATTACCTATTTGTTGTTTTCTATCAGCATCGATAGGAACATCTCTAAATATTCTATATTGTGCGTTTAATATAATATTTTCTAAAACAGCATCTGTTAAAACGTTAGAATCTGTTTCAGTATAACTCTTAATTTGTGTTTTTAATCCTGATGCACTTAATCCTGCCATTATGCTAATTGTGTAACTGGGCCTGCAGTTACTGTCAATCCTCCTGATGTTTCTGTTACTGTTGCGTTTGATCCACAATCAAACACATAAGTATTAGTTGTTACACTACTTATACTAAATCCTGATGAATTTTCAAACACTGTAAAAGCTAAACCTCCAGGGCTGCCATTTACATTTCTAAATCTAACAGTATCACCATTAGATCTACCATGATTAGGCTCTGTGACTGTTACACTTGCAGAGCCAGATGTTAAACTAAAAGGGTCTGGTGGTAATAAATTTTGTGTTGCAGGTTCTGTTCTTGCAGGTCTTGCATCTTTCAAAGCTTGCGAATCTCCAGAGTATCTAGTTGGTTCTAATTGTGGTTGTTTAGGTTCAAATTCTGATATGTGAACTCTTGATCCATTCCATTCTTTAACCATCTCTTTATATGGAAACTCCATACCAGATCTATCTGAAATAAATTTTGCATATTTTCCACTAGATAATTTTGCCATTACACACTCGGGTAATAAGTTTTAGGTGTTATAAAAGAACTAGAAGATGATCCATCCTCTGATAATGCTCTTTGTAATTCGTCTTCATAATATAATTTCATAGCCTGTATTCTATCTGGTGCATATTTTTGTGCTAAATAAAAAGCTAAACCAGAAACCATGCATGGTACAAATCTGTAAGGAACGTCTGATGCGTTTGTATAATCACCTACATCTTGAATTCTTTTAACATAGTAATAATTTAATTTTTTTCCTGCTTCATCACTTCCAGGTGTTAGATATAAAGTTATCGTTACCTTATCTATAAATCTTTGAACATAATATTGTGTTGGCACACCTTTTGAAGATTTATTTGAAAGAGCTTGATAATTGGATCTGTTAATTTTTGTTAAAGGAAAATCTATATTATCTGAATTTCTAAAAGAAGCTTCTAATACATCATCAACACCATAAACTGCTGTTGCGTCCGATGTGCCGTCGCCTGTTGATCTAAACATTGTATATACTGCTTGACCATCTACTAAAGTAATATCATTATTGGCTATTTGCCAATAGTGAAGTCCTCTGTTTCCCCACTCTTGAAATAATATATTTAAAGATCTTCTAGCTGTTTTTAATTGATAACCTGAAACACCTTGTAGACCAATTCTTTCATAGGCCTCTTCTATTACTTCATCGATAGCAAAATTTTTATCAAAAGTAGTTGTTCCAGAAGTTGTGTTAGCCATCTAGCCTCCTACTTATCTATTATAACAGTTACAGTTGCATTCGAAATTGCTTGAACTGACATCCCACCTTCAAATAGAATTCCATCTTCAGCTAAATTATATGCAAAGACATCTCCATTTGGCACGTCAGCGATAAATTGATCTACTGAATTACCATCTCTTAATGTAACTTGCCCTGCACCACCACCGTCTGATGCAAGAATAATTCCTCTTAATCTAGTTCTACCTGCAAATACAGATCCTGTCGAATTTTTTCTGACTGCTTTTACATCTGATTTCATTTTTTATACTCCGTTAAATTAAGCATGGGGCCGAGGCCCCACACTAAATTAATTATTAACTTACTGCTGCACTAAAAGGTGTAGCTAAGTCTCCAGTTCCACCAGATGTAACTTGAACGCCCCATCTGTTTTCACCAATCGCTTTGCAAGTTATGATTGTTCCAGCTAATCCACCTGTTGTACTACCATTTAAAGTAATAGTATCAGATGCTGCTGCAGTCATAAAACCTTCACCGCTATCATTTGTGTCTGTATCAACGATTAATGCGTTACCAGTCATCGTATCACTAGCGTTAGCAACTTGTAAAACAAAGTTCGCTGTTTTAGTTGTTCCAATATAGATCTCAAAAGAAGTACCTAAATTGTTTGCTGAGTTTGGATCATTACCTGGACCCGAAACACCTGAATCAGATGACGAGTTAATCGCAGGTAAAGTCAAAGTAGCTGCACCCGCAACGTTGTGGTACAACATTCTACCAGCATGTGTATCAACAGTTAGTGAAGTTGCACCTGCTGCGATGCTAACAGAGTTTCCTGTTCCAACACTTTGAAAACCATTAATAGACTTTACTGGCCCTTGAAATGTAGTTTTTGCCATGATTATATCCTCCTAGTTTACCGAACATAGTCTCTAGGCCGTCGACTATACGCGTCTATGTTCTAATTAATTGTATAGTGATTAAGTTATATATTAGATTTTTATAGAGTGCAAGAGAGCCTGTAGTGTGGATTAGTTTTTCCAACGATGTAGCTTTTTATTAAGTAGCTACTGAAACTTGTGGAGCTGCATCCTCAATCTTATTTTCCATATGAGCTTTTTCTGCTTCCGCTGCTCTTATGTCGGTAAGAACTTCTCTGACTTTTCTGTCGATCTTAACCATGTTGAGAGTATATCTACCCTCTTTAAGATGCTCCTGCTCCCATTCGAGATCTAGACCCCTTTTCTTCGTGTAAAGGTCGTTTAGATGTTGCATCATGTTCTCCATCGATAACCTCCTCATAGGTTATTCTTTGTACTCTTGGATCCATCATTTCTCCAAGATACTCCCATTTTATATCTTTTTGTCCTAGTTTGTCAACTATGGCATTTTCGATATCTAATGGTAATTCGAGTGATTCTATAACAAAATCTGCGTGATATTGGTAGGCATTTATCTGTACTCTGAATTTTTTGGGACGCATTTTTTCTTTCTATTTAGAAAAAGGGGCGGAAATATGTTCCGCCCCTTAAAATTAAGTATTAAGCACCTGGTGATGCAAAGATACCTCTGAAGTCAGATACTCCAAATGAATATCTTTCTCTAGCTTTGTATCTTACGTTACCAGTATCGAAATCACCTTCCATCGCTGTTTTGATTGGAGATCTTTCGAAATACTTCATACCGTTTGGTACATCTGTGATAATGTAGAACGCATCTGTGTCAGTTAAGAAATTGTTAACCACATAACCTTGTGGAATCATTCCCATTGACGCGATTGCATTAACATCATTATCCGCTGTTCCAACTCTACCTGCTGATTTCATTAATCTCTCAGCTGTGAACTGAAGCTCAGAAGGAATAATCATTTTCATTCCTCTTGCAGCAATTTTCAGACCTCTTTCGTCTGTTAATGCAGCAATGTCAATCAATGATTGCTCTAATGATGTTTCGTTCAAGTCAGCTGCTGTTGTTAACGTGTTCTTAATGTTACCAGCAATTGTAGGGTGTGATGTACTAAATAAGTTTGCTCCGTCACCAGATGTAAACTTACCAGTTGTCACTCCCGGTAGACCATTAATTAATGGGCTAACAGCTTTTACTTGTTTTGTATTCGCCATCGATCTAGCTAATGCTTTTGTATATCTAGATGAAAGTTGGTCGTACAAGTTATCTTCGATTGCTTCCTCAGTTATCGCGAAGGCAAGAGCAACAGTTTCGTGTTGGTATCTTGCAGTGTAAGTCTCTTGAGCATTGTCAAAAGCTACACCAGAACCTTCTGGTTTAACTTGAGCTTGAGCAAATCCTGATAACATTACTTCCTCTTCAAACGCTCTGTCTGAACTTTCAGTAGTATAGATCTCAGCATGCTGATTCTCATAACGATTATATTCCAGGCCGAATAAGGCATTCAAACCTGGCTCTAGTTCTTTGACTAGTTGTCCTCTAGAAATGGCCATAGTTATCCTCCTTATACTCCATTTACATTCATGTCTAACTCGTGCTCGTTTATTCTAACGATCCAGTTGACGTTAGCAGAGCCAACATCACTGTTAGATGGATCTCTAGATAAACCTAGAATCTGCAAAGTAGCAGATGAGCCGTTTGCTAGAGTTGAATCATTTAATTCAACTGCGGACACGAAGTCTGGCGAACTTCCAGCTGTGTATTCGATATCTGCAACATTAAAGATATCAGTATTAGCAGAAGCGCCTGTGTTGTTTGTTTGTATTTCAAACCTCTGATACGGATCATCAGTAACGAACCCAACGATATCTGTCGCTGTGTTGGATGCGTTTAAGTGATTCGCAAAAGTAGGCTTACTAGTTGTTGCGTCGGTAAAAAAGATACCTCCCAAGGAACCTAGTATTGCTCCACCTGCACCTGCAACTTCAATTGTTCCATCAGCTTTCATTTTAACTGGGTCATTGAAGTAGATAGCAGTTGCCGAAGCAGCTATATCATACTCGGATAAACCTTGATTGTCTCTATTTTGACCAACTTTACCAATTGGTTTTAACCCAAAAGGTGCGTCTTGGTTTGCCATAGTATAGTCCTCCTTAAAGACTTGTTAAGTTTATCCGGCGGACTTTGAATTGTTAAAAAATTAACTTTTCTTTGAGCCACCGAAGGTTGTCGAAGATTGACGATCAATATTGATCGGCATACTTCTATGCTGTTCCTTTTTGAGTTCGTGATCGACGGCTTTTATTTTGTCGTCGTGCATTCTAGTGTAGTAATCAGTTCTACTCTGTGCGATCTCTATAGGTACCCTAGCCAGCACTAGGCCTCCAACTCCGATCACTCCCTTGTATTTTCCATCTTCAACCATTGGGTAATCTGAATCTGGATATTCATCAGCTCTAACTAATTCGTATCCTGATCTAAGTCTTCCAGATATGTTCTTCGTATCTTGGAACCCTAAAGATTCAGCCCTCAACCATCTGTGTTGAAAACCTTCCTTTGCAGGGGGTGCATCTAAAGATGACGGTGGAGTCCAAGGTTTGCTTTGTACAGGTGGTTGAACCTGTTGAGCACGTGATTCAACTTTTGTCTCATCACTTTTAACCTGACTCGCACGATTATCGGCTTTATTTTTATCTTTACTCATATTTTTTTACGCCTTTCCCGTGTTCATTTTTTGCTTTTGTTCAGCATATTTATCGAGTGGCACACCTAATTTTTTAGCAATTGCTACCTCAGACGGTGTGAGTCTTTGTGTTTTGCGACCTGTTTTGCTACTACGCGTTGCAGATGCAACAGTTTGAGTAGGCTTAGTCGTTTCTGTTTCCTTTTTAGCAAATTTGTGAGGAAATTCAAGAGATATTCTTTTGTCTATTTCTGAGTAGTATTCTTCAGGTTGGTTAATAGGATCATACCCTTCTTCCTCAACTAATTGCCTATGGATAGCTTTTGCGCCTTCAGTCATAACCATATCATTATTAAACCATGTATTCTTTTCAGCCCATTCTTGAGCTCTTGGATCCACTCTTCTCTGAACAGGTTGAACATATTCTTCTGGTTGTTGAATAGGTTTTTCTTCGACTTTAGTTTGTCTAGATTTTAAGTCACCTAATCTTGCTTCTTCGTAACCTAATCTAGCTATTTCAGCTTGAGCTGCAACTTCATCTTTGATGTTGTTTTCATCTCTAGCTTTTGCAAGTTTAGCAACTGCTGCCTCCATACCAGATTTAATTCTACCCTCTAGTTCAGAAACATAGTTTGTATCTACTTTTGCTAATCTTGCTTTTAGTTTTTCTTGTTCGTCTAAAACACCTTTTGCGTATAACGTTGCAGCTTCTTCTCTTCGTTCTGCTTCACGCATTTTTTTGGTTAGTTTAGCTATTCTTCTTTTTACTCCATCAGAGTAATCGTCTAATTCTTTCTTTTGCTCTGTATCTTTCTGTCCTTCGTTCTCTTTGTTATCTTGAACATCCAACTGCTCACTAGGTTTCTCAGATGTGTCAGTGGACTCAGTATTGTCGTTAGTTGTTTCATTAACTTCCTCCTTAGTTTCAGGTAACTCTACTTCAGTATCTGGACCAGAGGTGTCAATATCAACTGTCTTTTCTTCTTCTTGCATAG